ATGGACAGATTGCTAAATGTGCAGAAGCACAAGCTTTGCGTAAAGCTTTTCCTGAAATAGTTGGTCAACACCCAACAGCTGAGGAAATGGAGGGGAAAGATATTACTGATCTTGAAATAGAAGTTAAAAATATCACTCCAAAAGCTCAAAATATAAGTAGTAAACTTGACGCTGTACTGAATGATTTTACGCAAGAATCGAAGGAAACGCTTGCGGAATTAATAGAACTTATTAAATTGTATAATGTACCAAGTGAAATAATAAACAAATGGTGCAACAAAGCTGGTGTTGAAAGCATTGCTAATTTAGATGAAGAAAAACAACTAGCTTGTATAAAGTATATTAACGAGCAATATAATTATTCAGAAATCATAACATAAAGGAGGACAAAATGATTAAAGCCAGAATTTCCATTACTATAATAACGTGTATGCTAACTCTTTGCAGCTGTAGTCATACTTGCAATATGACAGAAGAAGAAAGAGAAAAACGCATGAAACAGGAACGACTTAACGATTTACGCAATAGTGTTACACAAAACACAATTCACCCTGTTGGCTTTTAATTAAAAAGCCTTAAAAGAACCTTGCATCTAAAAACTTCCATTTTCTCAAGTATTCTGTTATACTCGCATTTGTGAACCTTGCAAGTATACCCATGAAAGAATTAATAAAAACTATTATCTTTAGCAGATATTTTATTGTTGCTGCTGCTATAATTATTGGCCTGCTATCGGCTTATTTTTGGTATCAAGACAACCCTGTTGAAGAAGTATCAGAAGAAATCATAAAGACCCAAACTGGCCTAGATATTGATTTATCGCCTCAAACTTCTGAGGACTCTAAATGAAAACATCGGAAAAGGGACTTGATCTAATCAAGCAATTTGAGGGGTTTAAGGACTATGTCTATATATGCCCTGCTGGGAAACCAACAATAGGATATGGTCATGTTATAGATTCCAAATTAGTTGCGCTTACTAAAGCAGCTCCTCGTATGACCAGAGAAAAAGCAGAGCAATTACTTAAAAACGATGTTAAAGAGGCGGAGAACGCTATAAATTCATCTGTAAAGGTAAACATAAGTCAAGGTCAATTTGACGCTCTAGTAAGCCTTATATACAACTGGGGAGCATATAATTTTAAAATAAGCAACGGGCTTAGAAAATTAAATGCTGGAGATTACAAGGGAGCAGCTATTGAATTTTTTAGTAAAGAACGTGGAGTTGTTAGTATAAAAAAAGAATTCTCACTTGGGTTATATAGAAGAAGACAGGCGGAGCTTGCATTATGGGAATCTTAAGACATAAATTTAGAGCTAAACCTTGTGAAGCAGACGGAATCAAATTTGCTTCCAAAAAAGAGCATAAAAGATATCAGCAGCTTAAAATATTACAAAACAGTGGTGAAATACTATTTTTCTTAAGACAAGTGCCGTTTCACTTAGAGGCAGGAGTTAAATATGTCTGTGATTTTCTTATATTTTGGACAAGCGGCGAGGTAACTATTGAAGATGTAAAAGGCGTAAAAACAGATATGTATATATTAAAAAAGAAAATGGTAGAAGCAACTTATCCAATTACAATTACAGAGGTTTAAATGAAAAAATATATTTTAGTACTTGCAGCTATTAGCTTTGTTTCCTCTGCTACAGCTCAAAACGGCTTTTACTTAAAAGGCGGTGTTGGATTAAATAACATCAAAACTGCAAAATTTAGTAATCATGATTTTGAGGGAAAAGTTAAATTATCCGATAGTTTCCCATTAATTGAAGCTGGTATCGGTTATAAATTTGATAATGGCATTAGGATTGAAAGCGTTATTGATTATTACTTTTTATTTAGAACATCTGAAATCTCAACAAATCCCAATCAGGATATATTTAAAATATCAGGTAAGACAAAAGCTGATAGCTTAATGTTTAATATTTATAAAGATATAGTAACTATTGGTAATTTCACCCCTTTTGTTGGTGGTGGCATTGGTATTGGACATTTAAAAGAATCTGCGGGAGGTTACGCTATTTCTCGGGATGATAATGTTATTTATCCACTAGAGACAATCAGTAAAAAAAGAAATCAGTTTGCTTACAAATTAACTATAGGCAGTGATATAAAACTGAGCAATAAGGTTACTGGCGAGATTAGCTATAATTATTTTAATCTTGGAAGTAATAAAAGAAAAATCATAGGGGGGATTCAGAATATAGGTAATCGTACTTATGAAATCCACAATATAACTTTAGGTATGAGGTTTGCAATATGAAAATGAAAGAATTGCCAAAAGCTCCTATTCAGATACAAAGAGATGAGTTACTTACAAAAGTTGCAGAGTTGAAAAAAGAACTAGCAGAAAAAAGTAATCTCATTGTAACCCTTGAATCTGAACTTAATCTTAAAACTCAAACCATAACCCAGAAAGATAATACTATTGGGACTTTACAATCTGAGTTAAATGTAAAAGCTCAAAGCTTAGTACAAAAAGATAATACTATTAACAATCTTCAAACTGAACTTAATTTAAAAAATCAGGCTATAACTGAGAAACAAAATATTATTACTAATTTAGAAGCTACGTTAGTTTTAAATGGCGAAGCAATAACTCAAAAAGATCATGATATTGAAGAACTAAAGCACAAATTATTTGAGCTAGAAAATGATGTAGTCATTCTTGGTGATAGCGATATTGAAGAGGCTTAGAATGATTAGTTTTCTTCTTGGAAATATAAAAAACATTGGAATCGCAATAATAGCTTTTATTGGTGTTTATATTTTAAGGAAAAATAGAAGTTTATCAATAGAAAACCAAGAACTTAATTTAAGTTCAAAAGAAAAGGACAAAGTAATAAATATTCAAGCAAAGGTATTAGATGTTAGCGAAAATATTAAACCGACTGATCTTGATGTTAATCTTGAGCGGTTGTCAGACAAAACAAAATAAACTACCAAAAATTAATTTACCAGATATGCCGTTAATGAACAGAGACGCAGTAGCAGAAATAAAACAGGTGTGTATACCCCGCAAGGCTTGTGATAATTTTAACAATTGGTTAAACGAACTTTACGCTTTTAGAATCAAATATTATGTTTACAAAGAGGAGCTAAATAAATGAAGTGGTTACAAAAACTTTTAGAATTATTTACAACCCAAAGCTCTTTTTTAAAAAACATTTTTATATTATTGGTAATCACTAGATTAATGTTTCTAGAAAACAATCAGCTTGCCTTGATCGCTGAAATAATTGGCGGTCTTGTCTTTCTTATGGCAAAAGAACCAAATAACAATCAAAACAATTAATTATTCACATTTTTTGTATATAAGTATGTGGGCAACTCATAGCAACCTTATAGGGCATAAAGGGTTCATTTAGTTTGCTTAAAGATTAAGCTTTTTTTATAATAGCCTTATCCTGCGAAAACTTTATAAGAGTTTTTGCACGTGCTTATTTTAAAAATCTTAAGTTTTATTATTGTTTATGTAATCAAGCAGCGGTTATTTAAACAAAAAGTTAGGATACAACATATTGTTTATATTTTAATACTTACGCTGTGGACTAGGCCAGTACTGCAACAATCTTTAGAAAGACAAGAACTTGCACCATTTTTAGATAAAATCTTAGATTATATAATGATGCTTTTTATTGTTTTTATTTAATCAGCTTCAATAAAATTTCTGATATATTTATTATTATACATATCTTCAATAGTTTTATTAAACGCAGGGGCTTTTTTAGCTGGTTCTCCAGATTTAACTTCGCCGCTTGTCTGCTCTTGTCCTTGCTCAAGTTTTTGTGCCTCTCTAAGAGCTGTTACAGGCGTATAACCCGTAATCTGTTTCATTCTTTTACCAAACTCAACAGCATTAATATTAATAGGAGTTTCTGCAAATTTAATAGCTAAATCCAATGTTTTCTTATCAGTTAATAAATGAGCAAGACCAGAACCACCAATTACTGCTAATGCTGTTTTTTCAGGAGCAACTACCGCAGATGCACCAGTTAAAATTGATATAAGATCAAAAGTTTTCTGAGTTACAGCAGTCCCTGATGGATTCGGAATATTTTTATTTTTAATTGCCATCGCACGGGCAACTTTGCTAAGTTTGTCTAAACGATCAAAGGTTTCTGGATTAGTGATTTTCTGTAATCTAGCTCTATTCTGTTCATCATTAAGTATTTTTGACAAGCTATTATAGGACATTTCACCAGTAGCAGTATTTTCCACAGCACCAAACATATCTTCTAACTCTTTTCTACGAGAAAGTTTGGTAAATAGTTTGTCTGCTTCTTTCTGATAGTTATACCATTCGGGATTGGTTTTGCCGTATTGTTCCAGATCATTACTAATAGCGTTATAAAGCCTTTTAACCATTGCAGCGGCTTTTTTCTCTTTTTGCCAATTTACACTAGTATCTTTCCAATCTACAACTTTGCCAAGTGAATCCTGACTTGCAACTAAATCCTCAACTGGGCTTGGAATTCTTTTAATTCCCATAGGTACAAACTTATCTTCATAGTCCTTAATTATGCTTAATACTTTTTTCTCGCCAGCAGATAAAGAAGCAGATTTTGCAAGTTCTGCCTTAACCTGTTCCGTAACAGAAGTTACATTACGGGGTACTATTTGAGCCTCACTAGGTAATGATTCTCTAGCATTTGAATATAACTGTCTTATTTTATCTTCAACGCCAACTCGTTCAGCTGCTGGCAAAGCACTATCATAAGCCTTATCCAATTCTTTCATGACTTTATCTGCCATATCTGAATATCTTTTGCTCATAACACCACTTGCAACAGGAGTTTTACTTAAAAACTGATCAGCTAAAGCAATTGCTTTTCCCTCGCTTGCTGCTGCCTTTGGAAGTGCAATATCCAATCCTTGCGCTGCCTTTGCTGCTTCCAGATTCAGTTTATTCTTACCAAGGCCTACAGCAGAAAGAGCCGCACGACCAGCAAGGCCTCCAGCTCCTTTGGCTAAAGACGGGGCAGCATTTACGGCTAGATTAGCAGCAAGACCTCCGCCTATTGCCTCGCCAGTTCCTGCTCCCTGATCAGCTAAATAAGAAGTAGTCCCGCCCATTGCAGCAGCTCCAGCAGCTTGCAGCGGGCTAGTATTTCCAATCATGCTACCAAGTTTAGCTACCCCTCCTTGAGCAGTTTTTGCAAGACCTCCACCAGTTAGAAATGATGCACCAGTTTTTAATCCCTCATTAATATATTTCTGATCTTCTGGGGTTATTGTATATCCACCTGTAACAGTATCAATTCCTTGATCAATAGCTTCTGTTGCTGATGGAATAAGAGGAACGGGAGCTGTCATTTCTTCAGCAGGGGCGAAATCAAAAGCGTAAGGATTTGCCTGATAATTACCAGCGGCAACTTGCACATTTT